TGATTTTTCAACATCAAGTAAGTTAACATATGACGTAGCAGATTCTTTACTTACTGCTGGTGATAGAGTTTATATTGGTGCCGGGGGAACAGTATTTTCTGTTAATGAACAATATTATGTTGGTATTGGAACCAATGATCCAACATATACTCTAGATGTCTATGGGAATACCAGGCTCAGAGGAGCAATTATTGATATTGAAGAAGAACCTGGAACTGTAGGTCAAGTTCTTACTAGAGGTGATATTGCTGGTGTTCAAGGAGTTTTGTGGGTAGACTCATCTACACTTCCAGCAGCTGCAGGTGGATTCTATAAGTCTGTTCAGTATAGAAATTCTGCAGGTGTTGTAGACGGAGCAGATAATTTCGTTTATGATGATGTAGTAGATAGAATTGGTATTGGTAGCACAACTCCAAATAAATTGTTGGATGTTTTGGGAGAATCTCAATTCAGTGGTGGAGTGACAATAGATAATTTAAAAGTAACTGGAGTAACTACATCCAAAGATCTTAAAGTATCTGGACTAACAACATCTAGAGATCTGACAGTATATCATACTTCAACATTAGATAATATTGAAGGCAAATTTGCAGAATTTACTGGAATTGTAACTGCTACTAAATTTAAAGGAAGTATAGATGTTAATGATTTATATGTAACTGGTATTGCAACATTTTTACAAGATGTTAAAATAACCGGACTTACAACAACAGGAAGACTAGAAGTATATCAAGATACTCAATTAAAAGATCTATCAGTATCTAACTATGCAGATTTTGATGGTCCTGCCGATTTTACTAGTATATCTGCCACTGGTATAACAACAATTGGCAATATCAAATTAGACACAAATACTATATCAATTTTAACAGGACAAGGAAATTTAGTAATAGATTCTGAGGGTATAGTAGAAATAAAAGATAAAGTTTTTGTTCATGATAATAGTGATTCTACCGGTGTCAATGATGGTTCATTATATACTCCTGGTGGCGTAGGAATTGCTAAAAAGTTATTTGTTGGAGATGAAGTTAGTTTAGCAACGAATTCTGGAATTGTTACAACTGGTGGAGATCTTTATGTTGGTGGCGATTTATATGTAAAGGATGATGTATTTTATGATGAACTGCAAGCAAGAACCGGTGAATTTAGTGAATTTGTAAAAACAAGAGACTTATTAATTACTGGAATTGCAACTTTTAAACAAAAGGCATATGTAGATGAGAGATTGGGAGTAGGAACTTCAGAACCTCAACAAGCTATTCATGTAAAAGGTGGCGTAATATTTGATACGATGCCAACCTTCGAAAGAGAGGGTGTGATAGAAATAAACAGAGAAGATAATGTAAATAGACCTTTCTTCATCAAGACATTCAATTCAAATGTCATAGATGAAAATTACATGAACTTTGATGTTCATAATGCAACTGTTGGTCAATCTACACCTATACTGTCACTTAAAGGTGATGGTGATGTTGGTATAGGAACAACTGTAGTATCAAAACAGTTGGATTTAAGAAAGTATGGTGATGATGCTGGAATTAGAGTTGGAGATCTTCATTTTTATGCATTTTCTGATGCAGACGGTAATCAGAAGGGAAGTCCAACTTTTAGAAATCTGAATACTAATAAACATACGGTATTAAGAGTAATACCAAATGGAAATGGAAATTCTCAATTTGAATTCTTTACAAATGACTATTATTCAAATCTAAACTCTTGGGATAATTTTAGAATTTTTTCAACTGCAGATTATGTAAGACTTGATACTGCATCTGCTACTTCTGGAACTCCAAAGGATATTTCAATTGAAACAGATGTCAGTGCTAATGGAGGAACTAGAAATAATCCAGATCAGTTATATTTAAAGACTGATGGAAATATTGGCATTTCTTCAAATAGTCCAAGATATAATTTAGATATTAGAGGTAGTCTTGGTGTAGATGGTGCTCTGTATGATGGTTTTGACAGTAAAGGACTCAATAATCAAGTATTACTATCTACCGGAGACGTAATTAAATGGGGAAATCCAGATGATATTACCGTAGGAAATGCGGCAACTGCAGATACGATACTATCAGAAACTGCAGATGATAATAAATATTATTATATTTCTTTCGTTGAAGAAAATAATTCTCCAGCAGTTGATCCTCCACTGGCATCTTATGAGGATTTATACAGTAGCACATCAATTAAAGTTAATCCAAGAGAAGGTATATTAGTTCAACCAACTGTTTCTTTAGGATCAAATGCTGGAGATAATCAAAAATTAGCTTCATTTATAGCAGATAATAATAATACATCATACTTAGATGTAATAGAACAGAGAGATAGTAACGGAAGTAATTGGCAATCTGCTTATACTAGAATTCAGAAGACTATTGATTCCACGAATATGGGATATATCCAGTTCAATGGAACTGGACAGGATTATGGAATGGAGTTTGGAACTACTAGTGATGAAAAATTTGCAGTATTCAACAGAAATTCTACAGTAGATTTTTACTTTAATGATCTTTTAAGACTTCAAACAGATAGTGCTGGAATTAAACTAACCGGACCTTTAGATGAAGGTAAAATATTAGGACAACAATCAATTGTAATAGAACCAGATGATACACCGGCAGGTGCAGCTGGAACTGTTACAATAAATGGAGATTTTAAACCAAGTAAAAAATTATTAGATACTGATGGTGATCCAGGTTCTTCAGGTCAGGTTTTAGTTTCTACTGGAACTGGAATAAATTGGGCAACTGATGCAAATATTACTGTAAATAGAGCAGATAATGCAAATAAGATAAAGACTCAGAAAAATTCAACTAATGCATATCAGTTCTTAACATTTGTAAATAGTGATAATGATTCTCCAGGTGCAGATGAGGATTTATATACTGATGGCAGTATTGAATATAACCCAAATTTAAATGTTTTACGACTATCTTCACCTAGTGCAACACAATTAGATAGGGGTGCATTATGGTTATCTGGGGCTAGTGGAGCTATTCTTCTAGAAGATGCAACCAAGAGAATTTCTTTCAATGATGGTGGTGGAGATATAACAATAAGAGCAGGATGTTATTACAATGGTGCTGAAAAATATGCTGTAGATAATCAAGGGGCAACAAAAGTTCAATTAACATCTGATGGGGGAAATGGAGCATTTACAGTTAGGGTTAGAAATAAAAATATCTCAAATGTAAAAGATAATCCTATTACTTATGATTCTGGTGTTAGTCTTAATTCTACAACATTTACCAGAACATCAGAGGCAAAAATTGATCTTGGAACTAATAGTCAAAGATGGGGAACAGTTTATGCTGATACTTTTGATGGTTCTGTAACTGGAACAGCAGATGGTGCAGAAAAATTACTTACTGTTAGAAATCAGTCAAATACTTCTTTCTATTTAACTTTTGTAGACGATAATGCCTCTACTGCATCTTTAAATAGTTTTTATACCGATGCTAGTATTAGCTATAACCCAAACGGTAATAAATTAACAGTAACAAATGCGGGAATCACAAATCTAGATGTATCTACTAGCCTATCACTTACGGGAACAATTGACACTAATGTTCTTCCAGATGCAAATAATACTTACGATATTGGAGAATCTACTAAAAGATGGAAAACAGTATATGCAACTACTTTTGATGGTTCGTTCAATGGAACAGCAGATAAGGCAAAAGAAATTGAAACTGCATCCATTAACACAAATGCTTCTTACTTTTTAACTTTTGTAGATACAAATAGTAGCACTAGAGCAGCTAGAATCGTATATACTGACGGTGGAATATCATATAATCCTGGCACAAATCTTTTAACCACTAGCAATGCAACTATAGGCAATATTCTGAGAGTAAATGGAAATATATTCCTTGGAAGTAATGGTGATGATAATTTAAACTTCAATGCAAAAGCAAATACTACTCTACTACCAAGATCAGATAGCATTAATATTGGTGCAGCAGGAAATAGATTTGGAACCATATTTGCAAATACATTTAATGGTTCATTTAGTGGAACAGCATCTCAAGCAGATTTAATAAAAACAATAACTAAAAATGATAATGCCACATTTTATCCCACATTTGTAGATGATAATAATAATGTAGGAGAATACAATGGATTATTTACGGATGGTGATATTTCATTCAATCCAAATGCGGGCAAATTGACAATAAAAGAGGTTCTTGTAAATGCTAATTTAACTGTAAATGGTGGTTCCACACTTGGAGCAAATTCTAATACTGATATTATAATAAGATCCTCATTTACAGGAAATATAGTTCCAAAAACTACCAATGCAATCGACATAGGAACTGGAACTAAGAAGTGGAGAACAATATATGCAACTACTTTTGATGGAGCAGTTAGTGGAACTGCAGATAAAGCTGATAAAATACTTGTTTCGGGAGCATCAAATACTGCCGGATCAATTTATCAACCTGCCTTACTTAAAAATGGAGTTTCTGGAGATTATGATGATATTCTTGTAGATGGTAGTTTAAATTGGGATGCATCTAAAAATGATTTATATGCTAGTGGTATTATTGCGTCCGGAAGAGGTAGTGGAGAAACATCATTGGCAACAAATGATGGTGGAGGAAATGCAAATCTTTGCTTTAATCATACCAGATTGACTCCAGATAGAAGTGGAAATTCTGCAAGAATAAGTGTTAACGTGGATGCTACATCAAATCCACAAATGTCTTTCTATTTGATTGCTAATGTTGCAGCTGGAACTGCTATTCCACTTGATAATGCAACGCAAAGATATTTAACTCTAACTCAAGCTGGATTATACCCAGGAAATCAAAATGGGACCATGGATCTTGGTTCCACAGGTCTTAAATGGGATAAAGTTTATGCAAATACATTTATAGGAACAGTTACCGGAGCCGCACAATCAGCAGATAAACTAACAAATGCAAGAAATATTGCAATAACTGGAGATTTGGCTTGGAATGTCAATTTTGATGGGTCTGCTAATGTATCTGCAGCAGGAACATTAGCAACTGTCAATTCTACCACTGGAACATTTGGAAGTTCTACTACAGTTCCTAAAATAACCGTAAATGAAAAGGGACTAGTAACTTCAGTTATTACTGAAACAATTGATCTTAGTGGTCTTGGAGTTCCCATTGGAACTGTAATATGGTTTGCTGGAATTGCAGCTCCAAGTGGATATCTTGTTTGTAATGGTTCAGTATTCTCTAATGGTGGAATTTATGCTAATCTATTCTCAGTTATTTCTACAAGATTTAATACTGGGGGAGAATCAGCATCTCAATTTAGACTTCCTAACTTAGAAAGAAGATTTATTGCAGGTAAAGGTCCTGGTGGAACATATGATGTTGGAGATACTGGTGGATCTGAAAATGTAACACTTACCGTAAATCAGATTCCACAACACGCACACCCCTTAGTAAATATTACTAGTGATGCAAATATAACTTCAAATGCAAATTATACTCTAACTGGAGGAGGGCACTCTCATAATTATGCAAGACCAAATACTGCTGGAAATAAACAAGGTGATAATAGAGCTTGCTGGAACGCTTTTTTGACCGGCGGATTTACTACTGGAGGCACTGGAGAACACAATCACTCATTGAATCTAACCTCAAATGCAAACGTGGCAATTAACATTACTGGAAACACTGGCAATGCAGGCAATAGTCAAGCACACCCCAACATTCCACCATATTTAGCTTTACTTCCTTGTATTAAGTATGAATAAAAGTTCATAAATATGTTCTAGAATAAATTAAAAAATATGAAAATATACAGATATGATCAGCAATATTATTTCTACCTTGGGGAAGATTATGCCCAGGCAGACCCTGATGATCCTCAAAATTATATTATGCCCCCAGGATCTACTACATTAGAACCTCCAAAATTTTCTGATGGATGTATTGCAGTATTTAATCCATTAGAAGAATATTGGGAAGTTGTTGTAGATAAAAGAGGATGTTATTACTGTATAGATACGAAAAATATCGTAAATAATGACAATCCATGTTGCAATATGGATGGATATACAAATTTATGTCCGCATGATCCAATAGATAGTAATCATGAAATTATTTGGGATGGGACTCAATGGGAACAAAAATTAAAAGATGGTATTAAATCTCTTGCAGAACTGAGTTTTGAGGAAAAAATTGGAAAAATATTGAATTTGAATACTAATGATTTTGTAGAGAAAATTTCAGATAAATTAAAAGATTCTTATAATGGAAGTTTAAATTCTTTATTAAGTAGATTTAATATTTCTAAAGAAACGGTAAAATCTTATCTTGAAGTTAGTGATGGTGACGCTGATATTAATGCAGCATTCAATCAGTTCTTTAATATTACTTTTAAAGATGCGATTCTTCAAAATATGATCCGACATGATACTATTGAAGATGTATTGAACAATTTAACTCTTGATCCATATGAATTAAGAGATTATTTAAATAGTCTACCAGCAGAAAAGCCAACGTCTCCAGAAAATTGATTTTTTTTGCTTGACAACCCAGGTGGCGCGTGCTACCATTACATGGTAATCAATCGGCAACCAAATGACTGAAGAGTATCTGACTCGATGCGTCCTTGATCCTATTAGGAAAAAGGTGTATTTGTATTCGAGTGAAGGGTCAGAAAAGGAAGTGTCCTGCGAAACCGTCGATCAGTTCATGAACGTGCTACAATTTGTCCGAGAAACATTGGATGAAAACTCAATTTCCTATTCAAGTCCACTATGATTTTCAAAAAAGTTGATCAAAATTCTTTGATTGAACATCGTGTGAAAACCACACCAGAAAATGTAGAAGAAGCAAACAAGGCATTATTCTATGCTACAATGAATCTACCCACAGCGGCAAGGCACTGTGGAATGACTCATAAGGAAATGAAAATGACTTTCCTTGAGTATCTCAAGTATCATCCACCAACTTACGAGGTCTGATACAATCACTTGACAATCTGAGGTTTATGTCTTATGATTGTTGAGTAACTTTTAAGGGAATATAGCTTAATGGTTAGAGCGGCCTGCTTATAACGGGTTAGTCTGGGTTCAACTCCCAGTATTCCTACCAAATGGGACTGTCGCCTATTGGTTAAGGCCCACTGCTTATAACGGTGTGAAGAGGGTTCAATTCCCTCCAGTCCTACCAAACAAATGGGAGCGTGGCGGAATCGGTAGACGCACCAGACTTAAAATCTGTTGGGCAATTGCCCGTGAGAGTTCAAGTCTCTCCGTTCCTACTTGGTATTCAGGTTGTAATGCTTTTATTAGCATTCAAAGCATAATACCATCAAGCGAGTGTGGCGGAATCGGTAGACGCACCAGACTTAAAATCTGTTGGGAGCAATCCCGTGGGAGTTCAAGTCTCCCTACTCGCATTACTAAAATAAATAAGACTAAACAGAAAATGTTATGTCTTATACCATATGCGCTAAGAATTGTTGGTATGACAATGAAAGGATCATCGTAAAGATGTATTTTTTAAATGATGTTCCTTTTACTTTTGATGAATATCCTGATGGACATCTTTATGATAAAGAATTAGTTTTATCTGCCAGTAGTAATAGAAAATATCAAATTGATGATGTTTATAAAGGATCAAACTATTTAATTATGGAAAGTTGCCATCCATACTTTGATCCCATAGAGATATTGAATCCAGATATTTTGCCTGATGATTTAGCATATTATTATGATGAGGAAGATTTTATGGGATAAATAAATCATAGAAAAAAAGTAGATGTTCTAATACCATGCCACTGAATAAGTTACAAAACTTCATTAAGAACACTGATGGCCGTATTTTATATGTAAATCCAAATGATTTGGATTCTAGCGATTCAATTACAAATACAGGTAATTCTCTTGCTCAACCGTTTAAGACAATTCAAAGAGCATTATTAGAATCAGCAAGATTTTCATATATCAGTGGTAGTGGAAACGATCTAGTAGAAAAAACTACAATTCTAGTATTTCCTGCAGAACACGTTATAGATAATAGACCTGGATATGCAATATATGACAACAATGGAATTGCATATTCTGTTCCACCATCGGGAGGAGTAGGTTCTCCCGCACTTTCTACACTTTCTTTGGAATTAGATAGTGTATTTGATCTATCTCAAGAAGATAATATACTCTACAAATTCAATAGTATCAATGGTGGAGTAATAATTCCAAGAGGAACTTCTATTGTTGGTTTAGATCTAAGAAAGACAAAGATAAGACCAAAGTATGTTCCAAACCCAACAGATCCATTCGCACAAAAATCATCAATATTCAGGGTAACTGGTGCTTGTTACTTCTGGCAATTCTCATTCTTTGATGGTGATGATAGCGATTTAGTATATACTCATCCAACATTCTTTAGTTCTGCATACAAATCAACTCCAAGATTTTCACACCACAAACTATCATGCTTTGAATATGCAGATGGTGTAAACATTGATTCCAGGTATAATCTCACTGATCTGGATATGTATTATAGCAAATTATCGAATGCTTTTAATACATTTAGAGAAATTCCTTCATCAGAGAAGTTTCCAAATAGTCTAACTAGTTTTGCAAAGAGAGATCCAGAATGGCAAATTGTTGGTGCATTTGCAACAGATCCAGTAGCAATTGAGAGTATTTTCTCTGGAAATGGTATAACTGCATCCAATCTAATTACTGTAAGAACTTCAATTGCACATGATTTAAATGTAGGAACTCCAATTAAGATTAGAGGTGTTGGTGTTCAGAATTATAATGTTTCAACAAGTGTTCAAAGTGTAATTGATGACTTTACATTTACATATTTACTACCATCATATCCAATCAATTTAAATGCAAGTCCAAGTTCTTCTGGATCTACAGTAACAGTAGAAACTGATACTGTATCTGGAGCATCTCCATATATTTTCAACTGCTCATTGAGATCAGTTTGGGGTATGAATGGAATGCACGCAGATGGTAGCAAAGCATCTGGTTTCCGTTCAATGGTTGTGGCACAGTTTACCGCTGTTTCACTTCAAAAAGATGATAGAGCATTTGTAAAGTATGATCCAGTTTCTAGATCATATGAAGGTGTAAACTTTACAACTGTTTATGGCGCATCATTGCCATTAGAAGCATCACAAACTGATACTGGAAAAATATATCACTTAGATCAATCTGCAATTTATAGAAATGGTTGGGAAACCAGTCATATTAAAGTTTCAAATGATGCATTTATACAAATAGTATCTGTTTTTGCTATTGGATTTAATAAGCATTTTGATATTCAATCTGGTGGCGATGCTTCAATAACAAACTCCAATTCAAACTTCGGTCAAATTTCATTAAGTTCAGAAGGATTTAAATCTGAAGCATTTGATAAAGATGATAAAGGTTTCATCACTTCAGTAATTCCACCAAGAGAAGTTGATGTCAATGTAGAAGAAGATATTGAATGGTTATCAATTGATGTAACAAAGACTGTAAGTGTTGCCGATCCAACTAGATTATATCTGTATGGATTTACTCTGGTTGATGATGTTCCTTCACATATCTCTCAAGGATATAGGATTGGAGCAAGAAATGATGATAAACTATATGTAAAACTCAATGGTTCTGAACTTAATGCAAGTATTTACATGGATGATGGATCTTCATCATCTAAAGTTTATACTGTAGGAAATGTAAACAGTGCTTCTGTTTTGAGTATTGGTGCTCACAATCTTTCTACTGGAGAAAAAATAATTATAAACAGCAGTATTGGAGATTTGCCTGAAAATGTAACTCCACATATTGTTTATTATGCAATTAGAATAAATGCCAACAAAATTAAATTGGCAACTTCATTCACCAATGCTTTGAATGAGGAAAGTCTTGATATTTCTGGTGGCAGTTCATTAGTTGTTTATAGTAGAGTATCAGACAGAATTTCTGGTGAACTTGGGTCTCCAATTCAATATGATGCTGCCAATGAAAATTGGTATATTAATGTAGATTCCTCAAATACAATATATCCATACTTAGTAGCAAATCAATCGACTTTAGATATCTTTACAGATTTAGCATATGTAAAGAGAGTAGTTGATGATAGAAGTTTGGATGAAAAGTTATACAAATTAAGAGTTGTAATACCAAAAGAGTTATCAGGAGCAAAAGATCCTGAAGAAGGATTTATATTGCAAGAATCTGGATCTACCGGTGCTAGAAGTGGAGATTTCACATTAACAACTATTGATAGCACTGATTATGAATATAAGAGAAATCAAAAATTCATAAGAAGAACTAGTTTTGATTCTGCCGAAACAATTACTGTAGAAACCTGCACCAAAAATAATCTAAATGTTGGTGATATTGTAGTTATCAGAAATATTACTGATTCGATTAATGTTGATGGTGATTTTAATATTGGATATAATGGAAAATTCTTTGTGACATCATCATCAGATTATGAGTTTGAATATAAAACTACAGATATCTTTGGAAATGTTCATGTTGTAGGATTAGAAAGCACCAATGACATAAATTTAAGATCAACTCCATCTGAAATTGGTCTTCTTCCAAGATATGAGAGAAGTGATTTGCAATCAAATCTTTACATCTATAGAAATGAAGTTATCTCAAACTACATCGAAGGATCACAAGATGGAATATACCACTTATATCTTTTAAATGCTAGCAATACAATAACAGAAGAATTTACAGGTCTAAAATATTCTCAAAACACAACTGATCTGTATCCACAACTTGATAGAGATAATTTTGACTCTAATCCACCTGCATCAACCACATTTGCACTAAGATCTCCAATTGGAGATGTAGTTACAAATGATCTTAAGAGAAGCACAACAAGAGAAAGTATTGATAAATTTACTAAATCATTTGGATTAGGAAAAGAAATTATTAGTGTAACTGATTCTGGATCCTCTGCAGATATAAAATTTGATAGACAGCATGAATTTGCAGGTGTTGTTGAGGGTGCTATTGGTTCATCATCTGGATTTACGCCAGGAACATATTATGATGTAAAATTATATTCAAATTCTGGACTTACTGTTTGGAATGGTGCTACGGCAAATGTTACTGTTGCTGCTGGTGGCAATATTTCCTCCGTAAATATAGTTTCTTCCGGATCAGATTATTCAGTATCGGATGTTCTTTATTTTGATACCTCTGTAATTGGATCTGGAAATAACGGAACTTACACTATAACCTCAAACGGTTTATCTAGATTTATTGGTGACGTTGTTCAAATAACAGGAGATGGAAATCAAGAAGATGGTTATTATAGAATAACATCTCTTGTTAGCAGTCAAAAAGTTTCCATTGCAAAAACTGCTGGTGATCCAACACCAGTTGTTGGTCAATATGCTCTTGTTGTTGGACCATCTTCTCAAATTTCTTCAAAGTCATATTCTAATAATCTTATTACGATTACCACATCTACTCCACATGGATTAGTTTCTGGAAATAAAATTAGATTGACTGATTCATCTTCAAATAATCTTGGAGATTACTTAGTTAAAGATAGACTTAGTGTAACTCAATTTACAGTAGTATCACAAGATCTATCACTGGTTAATGGATATGTATTGAAGCACGGTTACTCATCAAACCAAGGAATATCTGATATTAGAGAGGAAAATATTGCAGCAAGACACTTTACACTATATGGAAATGATGCATTAAGATTATCTTCTGCAATTAACGACTCAGTAACTTCAAATATACTTTCAATATCCGAACTTACAACTGGTGGTGGAGTAAACAATAGATTCCCAATTGGAACATATATCCAAATTAGGGATGAAATTATGAGAGTTGTTTCATCTGCAAACACCACTCAATTGACTGTAATTCGTGGATCTTTAGGGACAAGAAAACAATCACATCCTGCAGATTCATTGATTAAAAAGATAAAACCAATTGCAGTAGAATTCCGTAGACCTTCTATTCTTCGTGCTTCTGGACATACATTTGAATATCTTGGTTATGGTCCAGGAAATTATTCAACTTCACTTCCACAAGTTCAATTTAAGTCACTTTCTGAAAGAGAAAGTTTCTTAGTTCAGTCTCAAGAAAGATCTGGTGGAATTGTAGTATATACTGGAATGAATAATCAAGGTGATTTCTTCAATGGAAACACTAAGACATCATCTTCATCTGGTCAAATTACATCATATGATATTCCAAAACCAACTATTACTGGTGATAGTCCATCCAAATCAAGTGCTCTATTTGATGAACTTACAGTAAAAGAAAGGTTAGTTGTTGAAGGTGGAGAGTCTGGAACGGTTCTATCTCAATTTGATGGTCCAGTAACATTCAACAAACAAACTAGATTCAAAGATACTTCTATTTTCAGTAAAAATGTCAGAATCAAAGATACAAGTTCAAATGCACTAGATGTCTTTGGTAGTGGTATTATTGGAGGTGAATTATCTGTTGGTAGTAATTTGAATATTGGTGGAGATTTAACCATTAATGATGATAAAGGTATTTTTATTGGAAATGACAGTGATCTAAAGATATATCATAATGGATCCAATTCCATAATTGAAGATTCTGGTTCTGGGGATCTTAGAATACTTTCTAATGGTCCAAATGGAATTTTGATTGGAAAAGGTCCTCTTGCATCATATGAACCAATCTTAAAAGCAATTCCAGATGCTGGCATTGAAGTATATCATAATAATTCTAAGAAACTTGAGACTACAACCACTGGAGTAGACATATATGGAAACTTAGACTTAACTAAGTCAAGTCAAAGTGAAGGTAGAATAAGTGCAAACTATCTTGTAGCACCAAACATCAATCCAATTGGTGGAATATTATTGTGGCCTGGTTCATTATCAAACTTCCCAGATAACTGGAGAGTATGTAATGGAGCATTATTAGAAATTGCAGATTATACTGATTGTTATAACATTCTAACCAATAATGGGACCACTTTCCCATATGGTGCAAATGTTGGAACAAGATTTAGACTACCCAACATGACAAATAGATTTGTTGTTGGAACTGGAAGCAATTATACAATTGGTCAAACTGGAGGAAGTGCAGATGCAGTTCTTGTTCAGCACAGTCATAATGGAAATACTTCGGCAGAAAGTGAAAAACATACTCACCAAGGAGTTAGTGGATTCAACAATGTTGACCACATTCACCAAGGAACTACAGATGATGATACTCCAGATCATACTCATGATATACCATACACTGCAAATAGTTATTATTATTGGTGGTATTATAGATTTGGAAATCTAAACAATACTTCAGGACCAAATTCATTTGGAACTGGTGGTGCTTCAAATAAACACCAACACCCATTCACTACTGGTCCAAACACAACTAAACACCAGCATCCATTCATTACACAAGAAAATAGCACAAGTCATTCTCACAGTTATGTCACTTCTCAAGAAGGGCAAAATGGAACTGGTAAGAATTTACCTCCATACATGGGAATGATCTACTTAATTAGAATTTCATAATAAATAACTAAAAACCATAAAAAATGGCAAATTTTAACAAATCATTCAATTTTAGGAATGGTGTTCAGGTAGATAATGATAATTTTGTTATCAATAACAATGGATTGGTTGGAATTGGAACATCAATTCCAACACAATTATTAGATGTTTATGGAAATGCTCAGGTAAGTGGAGCAACAATAACAAATGAAGTAATATCTGATCAAATTACTACAAGATACATTGATTCTACTGAGGGTGGAACAGTTGTTGGTGTTCTTACAGCAACTAGATTTGAAGGAAGTGCTCTTGGATTGACTGATATATTTGCAATTGCAGTTGATGGATGGCATGTAACTTCTGGTGGTTCATTTATATCAACAACATCTAGTGTTGGAATAGGAACTGATACATCAGACTTTAAATTTGAAGTCAATGGAGATGTTGCAATAGGTTCAACACTGAGGTTGAATGATGGACACATCATTATCAATGCTTTTGATGGAATTGAAAATACTAGTGATATTACTGGAGACAGTAAAAGATCTGGAATAGGATTTGATGTTAGATATGCAAATAATGGAACAAGTGTCCTAGGGGCGTTAATAAACACTACTTTAGATATTGATAACTGTGATCTCAATTTTAATGTAAGAGAGCAATTTAGTCAAGACTTCCCAGAAATACCATTACTTGTATTATCTAAAGAACAGAACGTTGGTATAGGAACAAATTTACCATCATCTAAACTATATGTTCAAGGAAATGGATACTATACAGGAATAGTTACCGCAAGTTCTTTCAAAGCAACAACTTTTGTAGGAGATTTATCTGGAACTGCATCTGTAGCTAGTGATATTGAACCAACAGCAGATGTAAGTGTAAATTCTATCAATAGTCAATATTCAACTTCTGGAGTATCAACAATAACTGATACTCTTATTGTTGATAATCAGTTTGGTTTGGGAACAGATACTCCAAATTCACAACTTCACATTAGAAAGAATGGAGAGTCTTCACTTCAATTAACCAGTGACGGAACAAATCAATCTACTATTACTTTTGGTAGATTGGAAAATAAGACATCTAATAATGCTCAATTGAGATATGGAAGCACTGATGGTTCATTCCCAGATAGTAATGATACATCTCTAGATATAATCAACTATAGTAATGGCGATATTAATTTCTATTTAAATCCAGGTGGTGCAGGTTCTGGATCACTTAAAATCTTCAATCCAGCACTTTCTGAGATATTTACGGTAACAAATAATGGATATTTGGGATTAAATGACACTAATCCAAATACATTATTAAGTGTAAATGGAAATGCAGACTTCTTCGGAGTTTCATCATTTAATGAAATAATCACTGGAGACTCAACTACAAATAATAATTCTATAATTAAGAAGAAATTAGCAGTTTCTGGTGATTCTATTCCAATTGCATATGATTTGCAAGTTGGTAATGATCCTCAAACTCAAGATGGTGTTGGAATTAGTTCCTTAGGGAACATCAAAGCATCTGGAGGTTTAGAACTTGGTGGAAGTGTTTTCGCAGATGCACTTTCTGTAAACAATTCTATTTCTGCCACTGAATTAACAGTATTAAATGATGCTGATATTCAAGGAACTTTAACTGCTGCAAACATTGATTGCAATTCTTTTGGATCAATTGTAGGAACAGATATTACTTTGATTGGAGGATCAATAACTGCATCAACAGGAACAGCAAACTTCAATCAAGTTAGTGCTAATTCTTATGGAGACATTACTGGAACCAGCATAACTCTCTCAACTCCTGGAACTGTTAGCACTGGAGGAACAGTAAATGCTAATTCGTTTGTAACTGCAGGTTATTCACTATATTCTAGTGGAATTGATAATGGAAATGATAATAATCTTTCATTCTCATATTATGACCAAAGCACTGATGGTGGTCTTACCTTTAACATTGCAACACCAGATCCATCAAATGTCTTTTCACAGATTGATTTCATTCTAGATGGAACTGATCTTATCATAAATGTTGCTGGAATTGGTAGTGCAATCATCCCACTATCATAAGACTTGACAGATCGTTAAAACCTCTATAGACTAGGTTTGTCCCGGTTGAAGAGAAATAATAGCTTTAAGACAGTTTAATAAGTGTCACAGGATACCACACGGTATCCTTTTTTATTGCTATAATGTCTTCAGTTGATCCAATTACCACCATGATTCTCCGTGATCATCAGACTGATGCTACCAATAAAATGACTGTCTACCATAAGGGAATCATTTGCGCTGTGACTGGTGCAGGTAAGACTCTTATTGGTGTTTATGACACTATTCGTGAGTTCAAGAAGGAAGAATCACAAACTGTTGTTGTGGTTGCTCCTAGGTTGATGCTTGCAAATCAACTTTCTAATGAGTATTTGGAGTTTATTACCAATGCTTCGGTATTTCATTGCCATAGTGGAGAGACTAAGCATAAGTCTTCAACAAATCCAAAAGTAATCAAGAACTGGTTTGATAAAACAGAAGGTCATAAACTGATCTTTACCACATATCATTCTCTTCATCGTATTATTGAGTCTGGTATCAAGGTAGATACTGCACATATTGATGAAGCACATAATTCTATCCAGAAGAATTTCTTTCCTGCAGTTGAGCAACTTTCCAAGTCTTGTGATCGTTTCTATTCATACACTGCAACACCAAAGTATTCTTTGAAGGCAAATAAACCAGGAATGAATCGTAGTGATGTTTATGGTCAGATTATTGTGAATGTATCTGCACCAGAGATGGTTTCTAAGGGACATATTGTTTCGCCAAAGATTAAGACTCATACCATCAATTCTGTTAGGGACAAGGAGTTCGGTGCAGAACGTGATTGTATGACTCTTCTTGATACAATTGTCAATGAAGACAATATGGATAAGGTTCTTGTAGCAGCACCAAATACTAAGGTTTTGATTCGTATGCTTGCAGAGACTGATTTCATGAAAGAGATTCAGTCTTTTGGATATGATTTGTTCTGGATTACTGCAAAGTATGGCGCATTTATCAATGGAAATAAAGTAGATCGTGATGTATTCTTCGATACATTGAAGTCTTATGGCAAAGAAAACGGTAGGAAGTTTGTTGTTCTTCATTACAGTATTCTTTCAGAGGGTATTGATTGTCCTGGATTGACATCCTGCATCCTCATGAGGAACCTTGACTACATTGCCATGGCACAAACCATTGGTAGGGTAATCCGCCTTCATCCAGACGATTCTAGGCGCCTCTCAGAAGGTTCCTTGACTCCAGACAAAAGTGAAGAATTTGTAAAACCATATGGTTTCGTCCACGTTCCGGTGTATAATAACACTGGGATCGGGACAGCAAGGAGGGTTCAGGCAGTGTCTGATACCATCTTTGTCCATGGCGAACCCATCATCTCTACAATCAACAAGTGAGGATTTGAATCATGAGGCATCGTGTCATGTGCATGGTTAGCGGTCAAACCTTTTACGTGGAGTGTTATGCTCGAAATCGTGATGAAGCGATTCGCGTTGCTCTTTCTCAATACCCAAATGCACGGGTAATGTCCTCTACTATTGTTTATTGATATGGATGGTTGGCACGTTCAAAACGAAACTCTTTTGGATCCTATTCCTGGGTATCCTAACGGATACATTACCAAAAATGGAGAATGGGTTGCATTAAGTATCGGTGGATCAAAAAAGTTCATTATCCTACATAATGGTAAGCAGTGGCATACTGCTAAGAATTATCCATCGGCAGTTTCTTACATCAAAAAACAACTCAAATCCAAATCTAAAGGATGATTTCCAACATGGACAAAAAACAAAAGAAATCTCTTGCAAGAGCACTTTTCATTGAAAGCGTGTTAAAACCAGACTCTGAACTTAGGCAATGTGCATACTCTCAAGGATGTTTTCAAGAATTGATGGATTTGAGAAAAGAAGTATTGGAATATCTTTACAATATTGATGAGGAAGAAGTCGGATTATATGGGGGAACAGATGAATAGCAATTACATTTATTTTTGTTATTTTACTTTTAGTATATTTCTTTACTTAATTGTTACTGATAATAGTGTAGCATCTTTTGTAACTTACACCAGTAAGATAATTAGTTTCTACTTTAAAAAGCATATTTGGTGGATTTTAAACAATCCAAAGAATCCAATTGTCAAATATATTATTTGGAGGAGATCAATTAAAATGGCAGAAGAAATTATGAAAGAATATCAAAATAAATAAATTTAACAAGAGAAGAATTATGTTATCCACGAAATATAGACTTCAACTTGAAGCAATTTGTAATAAAATTGTAAATCAAGAAGAAGTTTCTCTAGATGAAATGATTTGGGCAGAAAAACTTGCCAAGTCAAATACAACTGCAAGAGAATGGTTGAATAAAGCAAGGAGAACTGCATCTAATCCTGATATGGTTGAGGGAGATTTGGATGATTTTATGAATAAGATGGGTCTGGGAGATCCAGATCCATCTAACCATAAAACTGGTTTCAAATCTGCAGATGAAATTGCTGAATGGTTTAGTCAAGAAAGACCAGATGATTGGAGGCAACGTGACTGATAAAAAGATTAGTGCAATTCTTTATACTGACGGTAGTCAGGAATGTGAGAGAATTCGTATGTTACTCAAGAGTTTAGGTGGAGAATATCTTGAATATGAACTTGGTGTTCACTTTAGTGATCGTCAGTTTCGTGCAGAGTTTGGTAAAGATGCAGAATATCCTCAGATTACAATCAATCATGAGCATATTGGAAGTCTAAAAGAAACTCTTCAATATTTTCAAAATAGAGAGATCATATGAACTACGATGAGTTTATTGCAAAAGGAAATGAATTCTACATGGATATGGTTCATTTGATTGACATTAAACTCAGACATCGTATTTCACTTACTGAACAAGAAAAGTTAATAAATGGTTACATTTTAGAATATCAAGAAAAAGTTAAACTAAATCAATTAAGAGATAGATTTAACAAGTGTTGGGAGTTGGACGGATGAAAACATTAATTCTTCTTTCCTGTTTTTTTCCAATAGCAATCATATGGATTATAATGAAACTCAGTGTATGGATTGCTGCAGTCAATCAAGAACAGTCCTATGTCAGAAAAGAACCTTTACGAAGAAGAGGACCCTATGTGGAAAATCCATATGCTGACGTTGATGAGGAGGAAGAAGAATATGGAGACCGCACAGATTATAGATAGTGCTCTGTTTGAATATTATTCTGAGAAAGGAATGGAAGTTCCTAATTGGAAAAAAACCAAAGATCCTCAATGGTGGATTGATTATTTAAAGGACCTTGAAAATGACTAGAAAAGCAAAAGAAGATAAGTTTCCATATCCATCAATGACATGGAAGTTGGTATTTAATGATCATGGAAATGAAAAGACATGTTACTTTCAATGTGAGGAACACAGGCAAAAGTATATTAAGTCATTAAAACTTAGGAAGAATCAGTATAAGATATCAAACAAAACAACTTGACCTATTGGATTTAAAGTGCTATGATAAAATGGAAATCTCTCTGGAGAAATAAATTAACACAACTTGAAAGGAGAGTAGAAATTCTTGAGGAGGAAAATGTTGGAACAACCAATGAATTGTATCGTCTTGAAAACTCACTTGATTCACGTATAGATATTCTGTATAATGAAGTTAATCCTGTAATCAGTATGTATGAAGATCTAGACAATTTTGAAAGAGCACTTGCACATTTTGGGACAAGAGTCGATATGATTTGCGCCATGGAACTTGGTGGTAAGATTGATGCTGAAACAGCATATCAAAATATCAAAATTGAACTTAAATCACTAAAATCAGTCAGAAAGCGTGAAAAACAGTCTAAAGATAACATTGAATGATGATGGATCATTTACTTTTGATTGGGATCGAGAAGATCCAATGTGGTCATGGATGAATGAAATGTCAGATGAAGAACTGAAACTCATCATTCAAGAAGAAATTAAAAACTGGAGAAATTGAAATGGCAATTAGTAAAACTGTAGATGATTCTTTGAAAGAAGCAGAAGCATCTCTCAGAAATGCTCTTGCATTTGCAGCAAGACAAGAACGTCCTATAATATGCACAACACTATCAAAACTAATTTTTGAAATTGAAACTCTCAGATCAACTGATGATATTCTAGATAAACTTGAGTCTAGAAAAAAGGGAGATAGTGGCAATTTTGGTATGTTTTTTAATAAATAAGTATTATGTCGATACAAACAATGGAAAATATCAACAAACACATTGAAATGGACAAGGATGAACTGGAGAATCCTAACATTTCTGCACAACGTCGCCGTCACATTGAGTCTGAACTGGAACAACTTGAAGCATATAAGTTGAATCATCCAGATGATACTCATGATCCAACTCCACTAGAATTGTATTGTGATGCAAATCCAAATGCACTTGAATGTAAAATTTACGACGATTGATGAAATCTCCTGTTGAATTTTCTAAAGTAGGTTACAAATACATGGATGAGCAAAAATGGGCAGTTTATTTTGAATTACAAACTGCCCAACAAGCAATGATGAAAATGATCTCCAGAGGAGTAGAAGTAACAGGTTTAGAATCTCAAAGGTTGAAATAATGAGTGACACAGATCCTACAGCACCTTGGTATGAATTCATTTCATATTTGAGATGTTGTGAAAGTTTAAATGTTAAACCATCAATGCAAAGATTTCTTTATTATCAACAAAACTATGGGCACTTGTAATGACTGAAAGAACACCACAATGGAGACAAATCTTCAGTGAAGTTACAGCAGATAATGGATACTATGAGGTTGGTAAAGTCAACTTCTACAACCTTACTTCGCTAATTGAAGATCTTTATGTTAGAATTGATGAACTTGAGGAGAAACTCAATGAAAAAGGAAATTGATTTGCATCATCAACAAATAAAGGATCGTCTTGCTGATATAGTTGGAGAGTATCTTGATGATGATAACTATTCTTTTTTGACATTTGTTTATGATCTAAATGAAGCTGTAAAAGAATGGAAAGATTATCATAAGCAAAAACAAGATAAAGCAGCAGCAGTTTTGGCATTTATTAATGGACCTTCTGATAATTTAACTGGAGGTATTACATGTTCTGATAGTAACATTACGCACTTTAATTATACTGAAGAAGAACTGAATGCAATGTGCGATAAAGCAGCATCGGATCAGGAAAAACAACAGTGTCAAGAGTATAATCTTCGTGAAGCAGAATACTACAATCAACGTGCTAAATTAGATATCACTACCAAGAAAGAATGGGATGATTTTTGGGAGCATAAATGATGGATGATCTAAAAGAATACTTTGATGATGGTGCATTTTACGTGGAAGAATCACGTTGGAAAATGTGGAACTCATACGATAAAGAAGGAAATCCAATACTAACATCTCTTAAGAAAGAAAACTGTGTTAAAGCAACAAGATTTTATCTTAAGGCAAAACAAGATGGTTGGGGAGATTCATCATCATATAGTGGAACAGTTGATGGTAAATTATGAGTAAAATTGATTATTTCTCTGAACTTATTTTTACGAAAAAAAATTCACTTGATTCTGATTTTTGTTCACATGTAATTGATAAATTTGAAAAGGATGAACGTAAATTTCAAGGACTTACAGGTAAAGGAGTAGATCTTGATATTAAAAGATCATGGGATCTTTTAATTACTAATCTTGATGGTTGGGAAGAAGAAGATGAGATTTTTTATAATTCTTTACTAGATGCTGTTGGAGAGTATAGAGATAAAGTAAAATCACTAAATCCCAATTTTAAAGTTCCAGATTATGGAATGCAATCTGATAGTGGATATCAGATACAGAGAACAAAAGTTAATGAATTTTATAAAATACATCATGATTCTGCTACTGAAGCGCCGGGATGGAGATTTTTAACCTATATTTGGTATTTGAATGATGTTTATGAAGGAGGAAAAACTCAATTTATTAATGGAAAGTCAGTAAAACCAAAAGAAGGAAAAATATTGTTGTTTCCGGCAACTTGGGAATATCATCATCAAGGACTTCCTCCAATTTCCAATACAAAATATATTTCTACAGGTTGGATGTATTGTGCTGATGGTATTTTTATGAATCTTTTTAATAATTGATTGCAATTAAATATATAATTTTAAAGATATATTACAGTCATGATCATTTCCAAAAATAAGATTCTAATTGCCAGAGAGGAGTGGCAGTGTTCACGCGATGTTTCTAACTTAACTATAAAAGAAATAAACGAATATATTTTAGAAGTATTCAATACAACTACTTCTCCTGTAAGAGCACAGGAGAAGATATATGCATATCTTGAAGACAATTGCCATGATTATGGTTTTTGTGATATAAAGTGTTATGAGTTTGTAACCAGAGTGATCAATAAGTATTACAATTCAAAAATAGGGGTAGTTGTATAAATTATTAAGGACTGTAACAATATAATTAAATGATTATTAAGAAACAGTCCATTATGCATAACTAATGTTATGATTTCAACACAATCGGGCATTCCACCATGTCTCTTCCTATAAAAGCAGGTCAATTAACGGATGATGAAATGATTGAGATGATGGCACTTAAAAATGCCATCAATTTTGATCCAAGCACTGTTTGTCCAACAAGAATGGAAAGGTTTACGGAATTCTATGTTCGGTCTCTTAAAGAGTTGCATAATCGGTAATTCTTTACTGAAATCATTATCAGAGGAAGGCGAGAGTCTTCCTTTTTTTGTGCCAGTTTTTGGACTGGTCCATTGGTGGTTGTGGCATGGCATGGATCATGTATTATTAGGAAATCAAGGGAGGCAACCCCATGAAACCCTATCCACTGGGAATCGACAATCCCATCAAGGTTCAAGCAATGCTGGGAACCTCCAAATGGGCACTATACTGGAGAGACGATTTCACCAAGATCGCAACTTTCCCCAATCAATTTACCGCGATGCAAGCACGTCGCGCCATCATCGAATCTCTCTGAACCATGAAAGACGACACTCAAACTGCCCAGATTCGTCGCACCATGATTAAAAGCATTGAAAATTATGATTTGCAGTTGCTAAAGCGAATTGCCTATGAAGTGCGATGCGAAGAAATGGGTATTTTTCCAGATAACAAGTTTCTTTACACCGACATTGATTGAAAATGAAAACCTCTTACATTTTTCTTGCCGTAATTGGTATTTTGATGTATAATTCATTTCTCTCAAATAGAGATATGAAGATGTTGGATGCATATGATTCTATTTGTGCCGAACAGATGGAGAATCCAAAATGTAGATATGCTCGCTAATCCTTCCACAAAAAGCGCTCTGAGACTCTTCAGGGCGCTTTTTAGTGTCCACATGAAGAACTGTCACAACGGCATTGCCGAAGCGCCTTGTGAGTCCTTATAATATGGAGGTAATCAAGGGTGATCACCATGATCTCACTTCCCAATCCAACCTTCGCAGAATATGCATCCCAGCAGGATGCCAGGAACACCATTGAACTGAATGTTCGTAAGTGGTCTCTGATGCTGATTGATGCCCTGAAGGATAACTATCGTGATTATGCAATTCGTGGTCACGAGCGTTCTATTCTAAATGCTGCCGCACCGGAGCAGGATCCTAATTCTGCCACGTATCAGTATCATCTTAATAAGATTGTTGAACTGAAGAATGGTGGATGTGACATTGATTATGAGATTGTGAGCGGTAAGAAATATCACAAGATTGTATTCATTGATGGTGGTGGTCAACGTTCCGTGCATTGTTTTGTGGATCGTAAGACCGGTGAAGTTTATAAGTCTGCATCATGGAAGTCTCCTGCCAAGGGAGTTCGTTATGATTTGCGATTGATCGAAGATCGTGAGTATCTGTTTGAAAATGCCGATTGGTCTGGAGGATACCTTTATCAGAAATGATGTGTTATAATGAACATGTTATCTGAGGAGATGAATCATGAACGATTATCGTCATTATCATACGGAAAGCGAGCGCCGCCAATTGGATGGTGTGGTGCATGATGCAGAAATGAACGGATGGGAGATTTCCAAGATGAATCGAATGAAGTCTCGGATCAACAATCTTCCTGATTCATCACTGGTTGATGATCACATGGATGATGCCGCATGATCTATTTTCTGATCATTTCACTTGGAGTTGCATGGGCATGTTTTTCACTGTTCAGTTCCAGACTAAATCATTTAGATCATTTGGATGATAAATGGAAAAACTATTAGTCCTGGCAATTTCGGGTATTCTTTTATGTTCCCCGGCAAATGCCATCACATGGCAACAATTTTGGGAACCATTTGTAGAGGAGGATAGTGATCACAGATCACGTCATCGTCATCATCATCGTCATGTTCATTGCACCAAGAGAGTCCGCCGGGAGGAATATATTCCCGGTAACAGATGGAGATCGGGTTATGTAAGAACATGGTATGAAAATGTTCCCTGTAGAAGGCACTATTACTAATGATGTTATCACGACTTGAAAAGATTATGTTTGTTTCCAGTTTCTTTATTTTCATGAACTGGATGACACGATTGTTTTTCGCCATTTTAACATGACATTAATTTTACATGAGGGATATGGTTATTCCAAGAAACTATGTGAGAATGTAATTGCATGGTATTTGGAAACTTATTATCCCGATTATTTTGTGACGATTAATGTATTGCACCGTGGATTAAAGCGTGAACATGTCTGGGGTTATTGTGATGTGGTTGATGCCAAATCCAAGAATCCCAGAGATTTTCTAATTGAGATTCAGACCTATCTGGATGCCGAGGATTATGTTCGGGTATTGTTACATGAGATGGTGCATGTATCACAATGGATTGATGGTAAACTGACCTACCGACGTGGTAGATTGTGTTATAATCTGGTCAGTGTGGAGGATCTTTCATATGAGGATCAACCACATGAAAAAGAGGCGGCACTACTTGAAACTGTTCTTTACAAACAATTTAATGATGGAACAAAAGGAAATTGAAATGTTCATTCGTGCATGGCAGGACTTCATGGAACATGCCGAACAGGAGATTGATGATTATCATGATCGTCAAGAGATGAAGATGTTCTATGAACGCCAGGCGGAAAAACTGGAGATCACCGTTGATTATTATTTGTCCGAATTCATTATTTGACAAATCAAACAAACTAAACTAAACTGACATGGTAATTTAACTGAACTAATGAAAAACATCTATCTGGTGGATTATTGGGTTCCATTTCCAAGTTCTGAATATGGCGGTATTGTTGCCGTAATTGGAGAGAACGATTCGGAGGTATTTGATATTCTCTCGTCGTCAGATACTTATGATGATACCTATGTGCATAACATCATGCCAAGTATTCAGAGTGCTCTAGTGTATCCCTTGGATGGTGATCATGAGTCTGGTATTGTATCGGAGTTTACGACATGACTGAAACAATTCTTTATCGTATTGAAGAACTTTATACGAATGGATGGGAACTAATTGATCCATCTGCAAGACAATTAACACGGGAACGATGTGATGCACTATTGTCAGAATATGTTGGACGTGGAATTAATCCTAATTATCTACGTGCAGTGAGGGATGTATAGTCCAAAAGAAAATGATTATGTTGTCTGGGAACAACAAAACATTGAGGGATGGGTTTATCATGTTGGAACTGAATATATTACGATAGAAGTTTCAACAACGCCAATGCCGGATCCATCCATACATCAAAAGTATCATGTTCTGGTATTATGTTATCGGAATCAAATTGACCAATTAGTTAAAACAAAATCAAGGAAATCTAAACATGAAGACCATGAAAGAGCATGACATTGCGCTCACATTTACTGTTGAAGAACATGAGATTATGAATGAGATCATGTGTCATACACTGGATTCTATGTTCTTTTCATTTGGTAATATCACCGAACTGCATAACATGGACCCAGAATCATATCTTTCCAAAAGGCACAAAATGATTGAGGGTATTATGCAAAAGTTTCATGGTAAATGGAACGAAAGGTTCGAGGATTGAAATTAAATTAAAATAAACAACAGTAGTCCCACTATTAACAGTAGTGGGATTATTTGTATGTATTGTATGCCTACGTTATTAGAACCACAATGGGGACAGTGTTTACTTATATAATGACCACGTGGATACCATGTATAGTCGCAATCAAAACATGTGTTTAATGGGCGTTTCATTTGTTTACTCCGTATAGAACCACATATATCCTTTCCATGTTAATCTACCATTACTTTCTAATACTTTCTTTAAACGTGGATCTCTTTTAACACCGGTCTTTTTAAATACATCTGCTATATTGTCAAAGTGAAATTCCTGCCATGTTTTTCTATTTACCGCCTTCACTTTTCTGAATCTAAAGTCTTCAATAATTTTCCATACATGATCATAATACTTATATCCATTACGAGCACATCGTAATATATTTGAATTCTTCTTTGCATCACCAGTAATATCACGTGCTGCCTCCCTGGCAGATTCCCATGTTCTAATCTCACCAGTTGCCAGATTCATACCTTGTATTGTGTATCCCTTGGTTTTTTCTGGTCTTTTAGACTTCTTTTTGGGGGTAGAAACTATTTCTTTCTTTACTTCAATTGTTTTAACTTCAGTATTCTCATCAGTAAAGGAGTTAGAATTGTATTCTGGATTATATCTATCTAACCAATAATCATATCTTTCATCTAAATTATTATCTACATCCTCTATTGGTTTAAGTAAAAACATGTGAGGTTTATACTTACGAAGAGCAAGATGTAGTGGATTCCTATCCATACGATTTGATAGGATAATATGCTCTTTCCAGGCAGAATCTATTGAATCTGTGGTTTTTCCTATGTATTTGTGTCCATTTTGTTTGTTGATTATGAGGTAAATGGCGCCTGACATTGGGGCAATAGTGTTTAACTGTATTGTATGTATGTAATTTATATTGTAACAGTGCTTTTTTGGGCATTTTTTGTTGAAATCAGGATATAAGAGATTAAAATGAAGTTAAATTGTATAAATAAAGGGTTTTGAACTCTTATATCTTATGATAATAACTTTTATATCTTATGATAATGGTTCTTATATCTTATGGTAATGTGCCTGGTATCTTATGGTAATAACTCTTATATCTTATGGTAATGTGCCCAGGTCTTGTGAGTTTGGCGTGCGCACTATCACAAGACGCCGAAAATGTCAAGCGCCCGGCAAAAATCTTCACATCCAGACATAAAAATTTGCAAATCCACACAATTCCTTGACGTTTTTATACATATATGGTATGAGATCTCGACGAGAATATATCAGGCAATTAGTTGTATCTCGACGAGAATCATGCTACAATACACAAGTAAACAGTAGAATCTCGACGAGTTATGTACGACGACTACGATCTCGACTACATCACCATCAATGATCATTGTCTTGACGAAGACTCATACTACGAACATTATTCTCGTCTTGAGTCTTATGACGACAATGATGAGGATTATGATAGGTGTGACAATGACTATCAGGATCTTGCATATAAGCATTATGCATGATACAATACATCAACAATACTCATAAGACACATGCTAGCACAAAAGCGTTTAGTCACAGTCACACTTGACATTGCATGTTATGATGATCTGGACATTGACAAACTCGACTGGAGAGACCTTTTAGGTCTTGAAGGTGGAGAGGAAGTTGATGTTACAATTCGCGAAGTTGATCCGTTTTTTTGATTCATTATGCCAGACACTTATGATTTCTCCGGCGACCCTGTGACAGTTCTGGGTCTGGTCGGTATCGTTTCGACTGCAGTGATTCTTTACACTGCATACCGCAAATGGTGGAGTTCTCCCTATCGCAGGTGACACTTTATAGACTGTCCACTGGCACGTTGCATCCCTCCGGAATCCGTGAGATGATTCGTTTGTTCGGAACCCAACTCCAATGACCGACAAAACCAAACTGGAAAAAATCATTCAGGAACTGGAATGGATGCAAAAAGTTCTATACTCAGCACGTCCCCAAGACCTAACAAAACCTGACTGTGATCTTGACTGTTCCTACCCATATGCTGTAGGATACTGCAAGGCAGGTCTCTCTCACACCATCCAAGACCTTAAGAATCTTCATGGAATTTGATCTGATCGACACTGATCTCTGGAATGAGATCATGGATTCTCCGGGTGAGATCTTCGACATCCCCGAAATGCAGGAATCCATGCTAGACTTTCAACAGGAACTCAACTCCGACCATGACTTCTAATTTCATCAGTGCTCTCCAGTCCCTGCCCCAGTTCATCCAAGAGATGGATGCAGACTGGTCTATGGTTTCCAACTGGATGGAGGATCAGTGCGGTTTTCTGACGGACGCCCAATGGGATGAAGTGTCAGAAATCTTCACAGAATATCTGGAGGATCTGAGTTACTGATTCCTGACAGGGGGATGACAGCATCCCCCAAACCTGCTACACTGATCTCAGTTCACCCAACACACCATGGGAACTCGCTCTCGCATCGGTCTTGCTCTCGGACCCGATCAAATCATTAGTGTTTACTGTCATTATGATGGTTACATTCAACACAATGGTCGCCAACTTATTGACAACTACCTGTATAAAGAACAGGTAGAAGAACTCATCAACGGTGGTGATATGGGGCAGTTGCACACCACACATCGTTGGGATTCTGTTCCTCTCAAAAAAGAGATCTATGATTCTGAGGGTAACAGAACTGTAGAATATATCACCACTGATAATGAACAGTGGGTCTATTCTCCAGTAAAAGCAAAACCTGCTCCACTGTATTATAGTGAGCGAGGTGAAGATGCTCCTCCTAGGATGAGCAACTTCGATGAGTTTCTCTCAGGTGATTGTGGAGAGGAATGGTGCTATCTGTTTACTCCTGGTTTGGGATGGCAGTGTTGGAAACTGGGTTGGGGTGACACTAACACCCAAGAGTATGATTTCGTTACAGAACAACCTGCTCTCCTTATGACAGTCTGAGCAGTGGCACAAGGGGGGCAGCAATGTCCCCGCCATGCCCTTAGAATTACAGAGTCAACCAAAGGCAACAATGACTAAAGAACTTTACATCCACGCACTCCGCAAAGGTTCCAATGGATCAGAAATCCTTCGAATTCTTGATGTTCTCTGTGATGGGAGTGACACTTGTGAATCTGGCGAAACTGTTTGTCCTACACTAGACACCATCGAGTTCTGATGCTAGACTGATCACACAGGGAACGGCAGCGCCCTAAAGACTCCATCTGTTCCTTTACACAATTCTAAATCATGTTCCCTAAGTTCACTTCTTCCGCCATCGAATCTATCTCTGATGTTGTCGATGATCAAGTGACCGTCACCTTTACTGGTGGTCGAGACTATACCTACGGTGTGGTTAATGCAGAACAGTTTATTTCGACTCTGACGGAAACCATCAATTCTGATGGTAGCGTTGGTAAGTTTTTCAACAATGCACTGCGTGAGAATCAACTGACTCTCGTCAAGCAGTGATCTAAAAGGATCTCGTCGAGATTGTGACACCATAACAATTGGCACACACAATCTCGACGAGATTATCACCATCCATTATAATGAACACATTGCAATGGACATCATGGAAACCATTCAAGTCAAACCGATTTCATCAAAAGCAAAAAACAGATTCGCCAATTTAATGGCACGCGATTCTGTATGCATTATTGAACAAATCGTGAACAACAAACTATTCTTAAGAAGTGCAAACAATCGTAACTTTTTCTGGGTTGCACTTGACAATGACCCACATTGGATGATACAATAATCTTAAGAGGAAGGGATTTGCCTCTCTAAAATAAAGTTATCCGTGTGGGAAGGAGTTTGCCCACATTGTAAAGAAAAAAAAAGTCACTCTGCGAGAACGTTAAGATAAAATATGGGTATAGCGTATCTGGTGATTGGAGTCTAGAGGATCCTGGTGGTGCGGGATCCTTTTTTTTAACATATTGAAACAATTATTTTATGGCAGGGGCGGTGGCGATGTATTGTCGTCTACAGGGATACCCCTCCCCTCTTTCGATTGTCCCCATACAATAGAGCATTTTAAGACCTTACAACGCCCTTGTGGACGGTTCTGGTAGTGGCACAGGGTTGGTTGATCTGCCCCGTCTTGCCGGGGCATACTGTGCCCATCGGACAAACGGATCCGATTCCACCCCAACCCAGAACAATGAGCGACCTCCAAACTCTCACCGCAAACCTGAACGAACTGCAGAAGCAGTTCGTGGAATCTTTCCGGGAAATTACCTCCCAGATCGAATCAATCAAGAAAGAGGAAGAACAGAAAGAACAGCAGCAAAAGAAAGAAGAAGAACTTATTGCTTTTCACGATTATCTGATTGATGTAGTCACTGAAACTACTGGTGATGCAGTATTCGCCAAACTTGCAGTTTCACGATTGAATCAAATCCGCCGTAATCCTACCCTGTCCTATCACAATCTGGTGACAATCTACCGTGAGATTGATGAAAACGACATTACAAAAAGGCAGGCAATGCTTACACTTAGCAAAGTTTATCGTTATAAGTTCGCACGGGTGAAAGATCATAAAATTAAATCAGAGATCAAATACGCCACAAAGTGCCCCCATTGTGGCGCCATGGCATCCCGTCTTGTGGATCGCCTTCGCCAGGATGGTGTGGCGATCTGATAACCGTCCACTAGGGGGGTTGGCAGGCGCTCTCCCCCCTGTTATTGTTTGATCAGTCGCAACCACACCAATGCGCGTCTCTTTCAACCCCGCCAGCAGCAACGCCCAACTTGGCAGGATCCCTGCCAGCACCACTGAACAGGCATCCTGCCCCGCTACCTGCCCCATGGCGGAAGCGTGCTACGCCAAATTCCACTTCCAGGGCGCGGCATGGCGCAAGGTATCCGAAACCGGCATTGTATGGGAGGAATTCCTCTCTAAGGTTCGCCGGATTGCACGCGGTCAGATCTGGCGCCACAACGTATCCGGTGATCTGCCCCATGTTGATGGGAACATCGATCGCGCCAGTGTTGCTGATCTGGTGGCAGCAAACAAAGGGCGCAAAGGTTACACTTACACTCACCACGTTCTCAACACTGAGAACCTTGAAATTATCAAGGAAGCAAACAGCAAAGGTTTCACAATCTCTGCATCCTGTGAGTCTGTAGAGGTTGCTGATAAAGTGATGACAGAGCACGGAATCCCTGCCGTTGCTGTTGTTCCCTCCACAGAATCGCGCCGGTTCTTCACAACAACCAACGGTCGCAAATGTGTAGTCTGCCCTGCAAAGATTCATGATAATGTTACATGTGCAACTTGCGGCATTTGTGCTAACTCCGACCGTAACGTTATTGTATGTTTTCCGTCGCATGGAACAGCAAAGAAAAAGGCAGACAGGATTGTGACGGTCTGACCACCGTCCACTGGGGGGGATGACGGATCCCCCCTTCTGATGTAGGATATGCTCAAGCGGGACAGGAACCCGCACCACACCCGAGACTGATGAGCACCACCACCACCAAAAACAAAACCGTCACCCTTGCCGCAGGCGATTGGGATACGATCCGAATCGCGCTCCTGTCCGCCAAAGGGCACGAAATGGGTCAAAAAGGTCTAACCCGTTGGTATGACATGCTGGGAGAGGTACATGATGCCATTAAGGATCAGACGGTCTGATCCCTACGGGGGGCAGGTTGACCCCTGCTCCCTTTGCCCCTATAATTTCAAAGCAAACCGCACCACACCGGAACCATGGATTTTCACAACAGCACCCTTGCAGAGATGGAGCGCCAAGAGCGCCAAGAATACAACCGGCGCATGGCGCTGGATTCCGAATCCTGCTGGCAGGATGAGTCCTTTGGAGAGTTCTGGGATGCTGTGGAGGCGCAGGAATGCCCCCCTGCCACCCTTGATGACGGTTGGGCACTGGATGTCATCCTAGACTGCTGGAAGGCAGAGCGCAGCATCGCTAGCACTGTAGCAATGCTCTGGGAGGGATATGATCCGACAGAGCAAACGCCTTACGACTTTTTCCATTGAACCACAACGGGGCGGCAACGCCCCCTTTCTTTAACAATCCGTAACATACAAAAGGTTCTACCCCAATCCTA